GTATGGGAACCCGAATTCGCGCAGGTAACGGACGATGTCGGTTTCAAAAGCGGTTCCTTTGGCTTTGTTTTTAGACATGTGTCACCTCGTCTAGTTCCCATCGGCGTTTACCGGGGCGTGCCGCACAGGTGTGTACGGGTTTCCCGATGATTTTGCGGTGGGTGGTCAAGCGTTGCCCGCATACGGTGCAATGCCATTCTTTGGTGTCTTTGCCCATCAGAACGCCCCAACGGCCTCTTTCGGGATGTACGGTGCCGTGTCGATGTACTTCTGGGTCAGCCGACCGCCGTGCAACAGCAGGAATACGCAGGTTCGTGCGTCCCATTTGTCAACACCGCCTTTCCGCATGATCCGGTACGTTTCGCGTGCGTAGTGGACGCAGACGCTGGAGATTTGCACGCAGCCACGATGCTTCCGGTGGTGCGCCGGTTCTAGGTAGATGTTGCGGAACATCAGAACGGTTCCTCGCTTGGGTCTGTCACGATGGTTGCGCCACGCAGAACAGGCTCACCACGCACAGGAGCGGACTCACCGGCCGGTTCCCAACGCAACGAGATACCAACATCGTCAGCAAGGATCTCGATGCGCTCACGCTCGTTACCTTCCTTGTCTTCGTACTTCTCGCGTTGCACCTTGCCGATCACCTGGACACGGGTGCCCTTACCAATTGACGCTGCGACGTTCTCCGCGAGTTCTTTGAAGCACACGATGTTCCACCATTGGGTGATCTTCTCGTCGCCCTTGTTGCGGGTGTCCGCAACGCTGAACTTGAGGATTGCCATACCGGCGTTGCTGTACTTCAGTTCGGGGTCGCGACCCACGTTGCCTGTGACGGTGATGTTGTTCATGACATTTGCTCCTTCAGGGTTTTGAACGACGCACGGAGAGCATCCATGTCGCCGAGGGTTACACGGTTGAGGTTCACGCCAGCGTGTTGGGCGACCTCATCTTGTCGCAGACCGTTGAGGTCACACGCTGCCTTGAATTTGCCGATGGTGGCCGGATCGACAAGTTCGTCGTCGGACACCTCGGGTGCGGGTGCAGCAGTCTTCTTCGCTGCTGTCTTCTTCACGGTTTTCTTCGCTGGTGCAGGCTGTGCTGGTTCCTCGCCGAGAGGAAGCTTGCTCCACAGGTCGAGTGCCAGCCCGAATCGCATCGCGCCGTTACGGATAGCATCGGACAGCAGTTCTTTACCGATGTCCGGTTTGCGATCCTCCACAGAACCGACACAGTACCGGCGGTGACCGCACAACGTCATCCAGAACCCTGCTTGCACCATGTTGCCGTGCTTCACACGGGCAGGCAGACCGCCCTCATCGAACGCGACCGGCTCGATAGTCCATGTCGGGTCGATCTCCAGCAGCCATTGCGTGATACGCGCATGACCGATGAAGTCCAGCGTTGTGCCGCCCTTCGGTAGACGTTCGATGTACTTCGGGTCAGGTGACCCGTACTTGTCGAAGATAGTTGCCAGTTTGTCTTCCATTACTTGGTTCCTTTCGTTCGCATCACCCGGTAGGTGCTGCTGGTTTGGTATTGCTTGTGTAGATCGGGATGCTCCGAGGCGAACCGCTTCGCGTCGAAGGAGTTCCGTGACTGTTGCTTCCATGTGACCACCTCCTGGCCATCTACGGTGCCAACGGTAGCACCATCCATCGCTGCTGCCAAAGTCGCCTTCAACTCGTCCTCACGTTCGTTGAGTTCACGCTTCTCAGCTTGTACCTCACGCAACTGGGCGATCACCGATGACAGATCGGTCAGATCGGCAACATGTTCGCTCACAGGTGCCGAAGCGAAGTCGTTGTAGTTTGCCTGCCAGTCATCGGGCAGAAACCCGACGGCGATGTTCCGACAGAAATCTGCGACCGCAGCAACATGCCGTCCACGATCAATCTCGGTGACGTACTGGCGGTAGATCTTCAAATCGAGAGTGCTGTCGAACACACCCCAGATCACCTCGTCTGTGTCACAACACAACGACTGCTGTACGCCTTGCCAATGCCAGTAGGCCGGCAGAGGGCCGTATCCGTCGCCGTAGTCGCCGTCAGGGTCAAACACCCCTGAAAAGGTTTTGATCTCTACGATGGCGTCGGGCAGGAACTGGTTGTCGCCGGTGTATCCGTCGAGGGCGGCGACCATTGCCGCGCCACGTTCTTGGTAGACGTACATGCGGTCAGGTTCGTTGACTCGTTCGCCGATTTCGTCGCCGACCCAGTTCAACAGGGTGGCTTCCAGACGGTTACCACGCTCCATCGCACGATTCGTTTCCGTCACGACCGGCTCGTCAGCGAGTTTGTCTATGCCGAGGCCATACTTCGTTTTGAAACGATGTTCGCCGTGGACTGCTGCCGCATCTGATGCGGACACGACCGGCCAGCCGGTGTCGTCCCGGTGGCGCAGCTTCAGCCACTCCATGCTGCCGTGCAGCGGTTTGATGATGGTTGCACCCATAGGTTCCTCCTGTGTAGCGGGTTGGCTACAGTATTACAGGAGGGTGTGACAGCGTGTCAAGTCTAAAAGTTCTCGTCGAACCAGTTCACGGGTAGATGGGCTGCTAACGAGTACAGGGAACACACGTTTTCGAGAGGGATGTGAGTGATCTCGCCGACCGTGTCAGGGTTGTTCGGGATGCCGATAACAGACGACACAATAGTCAGGTGGCCTTCTAAGCATTGAGGCCACACCCAGCCGACCGTCAACACATGAGTTTCCTCAGGTTCATAAGTGGCGGTATCTACCCAGCCGCCCTCGCTGCCAGAAGATGCGTCACGCCATTGACACACCACAATCGGCCACGTCTCATCGTCTTCGTCATACACTTCGCCCATCAATCTCTAACAATAGTCGGTGCAGACTCTCCGCGTCATCGTCCATCGCACGACGAGGATCAGCAGCATCAATGAAATGGGTGGCGTCACCAGACAAAATGACGTTATGGGTGCGGATATCCCCATGCCGTTTAGCAGGAGCTGATTCGCGCACCATCTCCGCAACCTCATGCCGTTCAGGCCAACTGCCACCCCACCGCAACCAGGTATGCAAGTTGATGCCCGGAAACCAGTCGTACCGTTTCTTGCCTTTCACCGCTTGTTTCGACCGGTTATCCGCTTCGATACGAATGTTGCAGTCGTTCATCGGTGTGTCCAAATATGCTTTAGCGAGCGTGGTGCGAGGCTGCGACGTTGTCCACATGGGGCGTGGCGACCCGTCAAGATGTGATGGGAACAACGCAAGAAGTTCAGCGTCGGCAGGTACTTCGCAGGTTTCGGTGATGTTCCGACCGCACGCTGCTTGTTCGTGTGCTGTTTCAGCGATCAGCACGTCGCCGAGTTGCCGGAACGCAGCAAGGATGCTGCCCCAATCTTGGTCGAAGTGATGCATGACTGACATGGCGAGAACCATGTCGAAGTGTTCTACTTCGCCGAGACGTTTCAGATCGTCAACGGTGAACTGGTGGTCAAGTAGAACAATCCGGTAAGTGTTGTTCGCAGCAAGAACATCGATCAGCCATTTGCTGTACAGATGTTCGATCGCGACAACCCGACAGTTCGGGAAATCTTCGGTGAGTCTGATCGAGAAGTAGCCGAGGTTCGCGCCGACATCTAGAACGGTGAACGGTCGTTCGTATTGTGCTGCGATAGCACGGATATGTTCGTACCTGTTGGCGCACTCGCGGATTCCTGGCGTGTCAACTGCGCCGTTGATCCAAATGTCTTGGTACTGTTCTAACCGCACTCAGAACGGCTCGTACGGGATTAGTTTGCCGCCACATGCGGAGCATTTACGGCCACCAACAACGATGGCACCGCACCGCACACACTCATACACAGCTTCGCTCATTTCTTCCCCCTGTTACGGGCACGATTCTTCGATGCGTTCTCCAACCCCATCCCGCCAGATCTGGTGTGCGACGCATCCTTCCCGCCTTTACCCATGACACCTTTGTCACGACGGAACTTGGCGCGTTCCCGTTTCGCCTTCTTCTGAGACGGCTTCGACTGAAACTTAGTGTCGTACTCCGCTTTCTTACGTCGTGCTTCCGGGTTGTCCCGGTAATACTTCGCGGAGCGTTTCGGCTTAGGAACCTTCGGTGGGGCCATAGTTATATAGTTTGCCACGCCAGAAGGTCTGTCCGTGGTGAATCGGGATCTGTTCGTACCAGAACTGTCCGTCACCCTCCTCATACGACACGACAGCGAACCCTTGCTGCCAATCCTCCACCACCGTCAACGGGCGACCGTCGAGGTCAATCCCGCCGCGCGTCGAAGGCACCGCTCCGTCCGTTCGGGCAAGGGTTCCAGGCGACGCCGCAAGGATCGTTTTGGGGCCATCCCAATCCTCTCGGGTTTTCTCAGCCCACTCACGACGATGGATATGGCCGTAGATAACAGATACCTTGCTTTCGCTGTTGAGATACTGATGCGCCGTTGACCCGTTCGATTTGACACGGTTGCCGTGGATGACTTTGAGTTTGTTGTTGATCCAAAAGCTGGATGCAGGGTAGCCAGCCAAATACTGGATGCCATGATCGTCAAAACGGCAGAGATAAGGCACACTAATAACAGGCCAAGAATCTGGAGTGTTACCGCGACGGATACCGAACGCAGCTTTCGCATTGTCGAGTACATAGTTGACTAGCCTTTCTTCATGGTTGCCAGCTAGCCAGACGATGTTGGCGTTTGGGGCGCAGGCACGCAGTTCAGCAGCAAAGACAGCAGCCCGGTCGATGGACGCTTGGGTGGTGAGAGAGAACGCGGGACTTGTGCGGTATTTACCTAACTCGGGTAGGTCGATGTTGTCGCCGACAAGAACGACAAGATCAGGGTTGATGTCACGCATTACTGACAGGCACAGCGAGATAGCAGACGGGTCATGTGTTGGGACAAGTTCGCCGTCAGTAGCCCTGTAATAGCCGATCTGTACGTCGGGGACGATCACAGCGGTCTTATACCCTTCGGGGCGTACAACGCCTTTCAGGGGCCTTACAGAGCATTTGACAGGCGGTGACTGAGAGACAGGGTTCCATTCGGGGCCGTCCTCCCACGACGGAGAGAACGACAACCCAGCCATATCAACCGTGTGCGCCTCCCCCTCATCATCCTTGTAGAAGCCCTGCCACACGTTGATCCTTTGGATCTTGCCGACTTCCTCGACATCGATCCCGTTACGTTCCAACAGGTGAGCGATCTTCCCCAACACCTCTTTCTTCGGAGGTGGAGGGCCGGCTTTCATGTCGTCAGATAACGCCACAAGTACACCCCCCAGTAGTGTGCCGTTGCACCGTGGACTTGGAGATGTTGTGCCCGTTGGCCTGCAACACTTCGGCGAACCATCGAGCAGTCAAACCTGACTTGCCGTTCTTGCGTTCATTGCCAGGAGTTGATGCCAACTGTTTCAAAGTTTCGTTGAAAACCCTGAGGTCTTCGCCGTCTAGCTGCTCACGCAGATAATAGATCCCGCACCGAACCATTGGTTCCGGTTCCGGTACCGCCTGTAACGCTTCCGCGAGTCCCATGTCCCTCCAATAACTTGATGATGTGACAGAGACGCTGCGCTTCGTCTGCGCCTCTAGGCACAACTCTAGTCAAAAAATGGGCTGCGTCAAGGTATACATCTTGGGGCATGGGTCGCCTTCCTCTTTGGGAGGAATCAGCGGCCGTGCTTCAAGTGGTAATCGATGTGATCGTTGAGTCGTTCCCGAGTGTCCTCAGAAACCTCAATGACTCGATCCAACTTCACGGAGTTCTCGGCGTGATCCCTCGCGTTTTCCTTCTTCAACTGAATAAGGGTGACAAGGATACCACCGGGTGCCAGTACGGCGAGGAGGATTGTCAACCAAACTGGCACGGCGACATCACTTTTCGCCGAAAGCCTGTTCGATTTCTTCGATGGTTAGGTCGCCGTCACGGTACGACTGGGCGAGTGCTTGGATGACACCGAGGACAGCGACCGCACCGGACATGGCAGCAGCTTTCCACAGTTCCACGTCGAGGGCGATGCCGACAGCACCGTTCGGGATGCACGCTGCGACGAAGGTGGCGGCGAGACGGGCAACAATTTTGGTGGGGTTCATGGCGGCTCCTACGCGGTCGCTTGAATGTCGATGATGATGTCTGCTTTACCTGACGAGTACACCTTGATGTGGCCGTTCTCAACAGGGACAAGTGACGTGTTGGCGATTGGGGCATCAACATAGTTGACGTTGCTGACGTTCGGCATGTTGCCAGCGTCCCACACGGTGACGAAACCTGGTTCGTACGGTACGACGGTGATGTTGACGAACGCGGCTGACACATCAGCGACCCGTACGTCACGGGTTTCACCGGCTTTGAATGGCCCGCCTTTGTGACGGGAGTCGAACAGTCGGGCAGGCTTGACGAGACGCATGTCGAGATCCTTCGTGATGTGTGTGATCGGGTCGGGGGTGAAGTTGTT